GATGTAGATCCATCTGTAAAAAGATACTGTGTTGTATCTCCTGAACAGATTGAAGATTTATTAAATCTCACAGAAGTAAAAAGTTCTGACTTTAATACAGTTAAAGCTTTAGCTCAGGGAGATATTAATTCGTTCTTAGGATTTGAATTTATCACATCTAACTTACTTACAGCAGATGCAACTCCAAGCAGACAAGTTATTGCTTTTGCAGCTGATGGTATCAAGTTGGGTATTGGTAAAGATGTAACCGCTAAAATAAGTGAAAGAGACGACAAATCTTATTCTACACAAGTATATTATTGCATGGACTTAGGTGCAACTCGTATGGAAGAAGAAAAAGTTGTTGAAATCGCTTGTAACGAATAGGAGGGTTGAGATATGGCTAGTGTAAAAAGTGTTGCAATAACAAATCTTGATGCTGATCCTAGCGTTATGAGTGGTGGGGGTAACCTATCGCCTATGATGGTTTGGCACGATACCTATGAAGCATCTTCTTTAGCAAGTGGTTCAGACATTACTATCGGCAGAATACCAGCTGGTGCAACAATTCATGATGTAGTCTTGAAATGTGATGCTCTTGGTGGTTCTTCAACTTTAAAAGTTGGGGATGCTGATGATGATGACAGATACCTTGCTGCAGTAGGCACATGGAACGCTGCTGGACAAGCACAATCAATGTTAGCTGGCTCAACAGCTGCTAACACGGCTGTTGCTGGTTTAGGATATAAAGTATCAGATTCTACAGATTTAAAAATTACTACTGGTGGTGCTTCCATCACAGGTACAATTTATTTCTGGGTTTACTATACTCAATAAATATTATGGGGGGATTATTCCCCCCTTTTTTTTCATAGGAGAAACAATGGCTAAAAAAGGTTTATACGCAAACATGAACGCAAGAAAAAAAGCTGGTACATCGAGACCAAAATCTAAATCAACAGTAAGTCCAAAAGCATATGCAAATATGAAAGCTGGATTTCCAAAAAAGAAAAAGTAAATGGCATCAGAAGTAGAAATTTGTAACTCCGCATTAAATATGTTGGGGGGAAGTAATATTACATCCTTGACCGAGGATAGTAAAAACGCAAGGTTGTTAAACCAACGTTATGAATCTGTGCGTGATGGAATATTTAGATCACATACATGGAATTGTTTAATTAAGCGTGTTGAATTAGCACAAGATACAAATACGCCAACACATGAATATACAAATCAATATACCTTACCATCTGATTGTTTGCGTGTTTTAAAAGTAGGCGGATATAATGACGGCACATCATCTGACTTAGATGCTGGAATAAAATTTAAAATTGAACAAAGAAAATTATTAACAGACGAAGCAACAATTTATTTAATTTATATTTCTAAAGTAACAGATCCAAATGAATACGATACGTTATTAATTGAAACAATCGCATCTAAATTAGCAGCAGAACTATGTTATGCAATTACATCTTCAACATCTTTAGCTGGACAACTTAACGACATGTATAATGAAAAATTACGAGAAGCTCGTTTTGTTGATGCAACCGAAGGTACAGCAGATAGTTTAGATGCAAGCACATTTATTAACTCGAGGTACTAATGGCTAAAACAACTGTCGCCTTTACTAATTTTACAGCTGGCGAATTATCGCCACGATTAGATGGTCGTACAGATTTAGGTAAATATTTTAATGGATGTAAAACATTAGAAAATATGGTTGTGCATCCTCATGGTGCAGCATCAAGACGACCAGGTACAAAATTTGTGCATGAAGTAAAAACAAGTTCAGCACAAACACGATTAATACCTTTTGAATTTTCTACGACACAAACATATATTTTAGAATTTGGTAATTCTTATATTCGATTTTTTAAAGACAATGGTATTATAACAGAAGGCGATAAAACTATTAGTGGAGCAACACAAGCTAACCCAGTAGTAATAACATCAAATAGTCATGGGTATTCTAATGGCGATCATGTTATTATTTCTAGCGTAGTAGGAATGACAGAATTAAATGGTAAAACATTTAAGGTTGCCGATAAAACAACAAATACTTTTGAATTACAAACTGTTGATGGCACAGATATTAATTCATCGTCTTTCACAGCATATTCTTCTGGTGGTGTAGTCAATAAAATTTATGAAATTGCATCGCCATACACAACGGCAGATGTACCAACAATTAAATTTGCTCAAAGTGCGGATATTATGTATTTGGTTCATCCAAGTTATGCGATAAGAAAATTATCACGATCAGGACATACATCGTGGTCTTTAACATCGCCAGCATTAACAACGGCAACTGATTTAACAGTAAGTGCTGTTACAAAAGCAAATCCAGGTGTGGTAACGACATCAACTAATCATGGTTTACTTGTAGGTGACTTTGTTACTTTTAGTAGCATTGGTGGTATGACACAATTAAACGGAAATGTTTATACTGTTGGAGAAATTTTAAATACATCTACAATAACTGGTATTACACAAGCAACCCCTGGTGTTGTAACAACATCGGCTGCACATAACTTGGCTGTTGGGGATGATGTTCAAATAACTAATGTCAAAGGAATGACACAGTTAAATGGCAATACTTACACAGTTAAATCTGTTCCTTCGTCAACAACGTTTCAATTAGCTGACGCTGTTGGTTCTAGTTTAAATACATCTGGTTATACAGCGTATAGTTCTGCTGGTACTGTAACTGGACCTGATACACGATTTGAATTACAAGATTCTGATGGTACAAATTTAGACACTAGCAGCTATGGTACATTTTCTGCTGGTGGTTCTGATGTTGTAACTAAATTAACAAATCCAATTCTTAATGTAGCAACAGATTATTTTCCTAGTACAGTTACATTTTTTGAACAACGATTAGTTTTTGGTGGTTCAAATAAAAATCCACAAACATTGTGGTTTAGTAAAGGTGGATCATTAGAAAATTTTACAACTGGTACAACAGATAATGATGCAATGGTTTACACTATTGCGTCTAATAAAGTTAATGCAATAAAATATATGTCAGCACAACGATCATTGATTGTTGGTACAGTAGGTGGCGAATTTGTTGTTAGTGCATCTGGCACAACACAACCTTTAACGCCTAGTAATGTGCAAATACAAAAACAATCAAGTTATGGTGCAGCTAATATTGATGCGGTACAAATTGAAAATGTTACTATGTTTGTTCAACGAGCAAAAAGAAAAATACGAGAGCTAACATACAATTTAAACATCGACCAATATCAAGCAACTGATATGACATTGTTATCTGAACACATTACAGAAAATGGCGTTACAGAAATGGCATACCAACAAGAGCCAGATAGTATTTTATGGTGTGTTCGTGGCGATGGTACATTACTTGGTTTTACTTATGCAAGAGCAGAAAGTGTTATTGGATGGCATCGTCATATTTTAGGTGGTGTTTTTGGTTCAGGTCAAGCTGTTGTTGAAAGTGTGGCTAGTGTGCCAACTGATAATAACGAAGATGAATTTTATGTTATTGTTAAACGTACTATTAATGGAGCTACAAGACGCTATGTAGAATATTTAAGTTTGTTTGATTATGGTACAGATCAAAATGATGCTTTTTTTGTTGATAGTGGATTAACATATAGTGGTGGTGCAACAACAACATTATCAGGACTAGATCATTTAGAAGGTCAATCAGTAACGATACTAGCTAATGGAGCTACGCATCCAAATAAAACTGTAAGTGGTGGATCTATAACTTTAGATAGATCATCAACAAAAGTTCATGTAGGATTAAATTATACATCTTTACTACAAACCATGCGAGTAGAATTACAAGGAGAGGGTGGCACATCACAATCAAAAGACAAACGCATACACGAAGTAACATTACGTTTACACGAAACTGTGGGTGTTGAGGTTGGACCAAACTTAGATAACATGGAAAGAATACCTTTTCGTTCTAGTGCAGCAGCGATGGATCAAGCCGTTCCTCTTTTTACAGGAGATAAAGAAGTTGAATTTAGGGATGATTTTAATACGGATGGATTTGTTTTTGTTCGTCAAACACAACCATTACCATTAACTCTCTTATCAGCTTATCCTCGTATAACTGTTAATGACGGCTAATTTAGAATTAATAGAATTTAAAAAAGAACACGCACATCACATGGTTACATCCATGATGAATGATCCGTTAACAGAAATAGATAGTTCCTGGCATGAATATTTAAACGGCTTAGAAATTGAAAGTATGTCTTTTACAGCTGTTAAAAATAATGAGATTATTTGTTCAGGTGGCATCGTTCCTATTTGGGATGGTGTGTATGAGGGATGGGTTATGGCATCTAATTTAATTTGGGATAATAAATTAGGTGGTGCTAAAGTAATTAAAAAAGGCATGGAAGTTTTAATTACAGAATACAAAATTATACGACTACAAACAGCAATAAAAAAAGATTTTATTTTAGGACAACGCTTTGGTGCTTGGCTTGGAATGAGTAACGAGGGATTAATGAAGAAATATCAAAACAATGAAGATTATTACAGATATGCGAGGGTAAATGATTAAAACACCTGGCGCTCCTGATGATAGTTTTGCTTTTACAAATATAAATTACGATCCTGGCACAGCAATGTTAATAGGTGCTGGCGTTAATGCTGGTAGTCAAATTATGGCTGGTAATGCAGCAATGAAAGCTGGTCGTTACCAACAAGCAATGCATGAACGTAATGCAACAATATTAGAAAACAAATCTGATATTGCTTTACAAAAAGGTAAAGACAATATTGATGTATTTAATCAAGCATTTGATAGACACCAATCTTCTACCGAATTAGCTTACATGAAATCTGGTGTTCGTATGGAAGGTACACCCCTTGAAGTATTAGAATACCAACTTGGCGAAGCAGAAATACAACGATTAAGTTTAGAATATGATGCGGCTGTTAATAGTTATGATTTCTTAGAACAATCAGCAATAGAAAGAAGTTCTGGGGAGTATGCAATGTATCAAGCAAGAAGCCAAAGAGCTGCATCGTACATTAGTGCAGCTGGTACAATGGTTGGTGCTTTTGCACAAAAATCTATTTTAGATACACAAGCAGCAAATCAAGCAGAAATTATTAAAAATCAAAATCAAAATGCAGCAGAAATTATCAGACAACAATCAATTAATAACGGCATTATTAATGATGCAATATTTAATAACCAAATGGACATGATTGATTTAATTAATAAGAATCAAAAAGCTCTTATTAATATTAATAAAGAAAACTCATTATCATTTATAAATAAATTTGGAACACAGAGGTTTTAATGGTACAAATTCCTATTTTTGAAAAAAAACTATCCGAAAAAAAAATACCTGGTTTAGTATCTCGTGTTAACAATCCAACAGCAGCAGCGGTTGGTCCATTAAATGAGCTTTCACGCCAAGCAAGTAATTTAACTGGTCTTGCAACAAAAGCATATAGCAATAAGAAAAATTTTGAAAATCAACAATTACAAGACAAATTAAATTTTGAAAATCAAGAATTAAAAGTAAAATTAAATAAATCAAATAAACTTGATGAAATTAAAAATAAAAATAAAGCAGATGTGTATAGAGCTAATGAAGCATTTGCAACGCAAGTAAAACAAATAGAAACTGATTCAGAAATTAAATTTTACGAAGCTGCAACAAGATTAGAACGTAAAAATAATATTACGCTTGCATCTAATAATTTAGAATTAGAAAGTAATGATATTACTATTTCATATTCAACATCATCCACTTTATCTGACATACCTAAATGGTTAGAAGAACAAACAAAATTAAAAGATAAACATAAAAATACTTTACAGACAAAAGTAGAAAGAGATATTTTTGAAGAAAATTGGAATAATTACATAACCAATGAAAGTTTAAAAATTAAAAAATCTATACGAACAAATTTATTAGAAGTATCAAAAGTAACGTATCAAAATGAAATTGATAAATTTGCGTACAAAGCTATTTTTGGTAGCACAACTAAAGAGAAAGAAGATGCGTTAAATTATTTATTATCAGAAGATGGTATTATTTTAGAAATGGACAAAAGCGGTCTTGTTCTTAATAAAGAAATTCAAATTGCTGCTATCCGTAATAAAATAGGATTTTATGATGCAGAAAAAAAATTACAAGACAATCCACAATTATTATTAAGTGAATTAGAATCAGATCAATATGCAGAAATATTAACAACAGATCAAGTTCTTGATTTTAGACAAAAAGCAAAACTTAAAATAGATAAAGAAATAAGAGCAACAAATACATCATTAAAAGCTAGCTCAACTGCAATACGAGGATTTTTAAATGATGAAGAAAAATTATTAAAAAATTTATCAAGAGCCAATCTTCCACAACTTAATCAATTATTAGAAGAAGCAAAAGGTTTAACTATTCCTGGCACAGAAGATTATTTTGATCCA